CGTGATCCAGCGGCCAGTCTTTGTGTACCGGCACTGTTGGTTGCTGTAGGTTGATAGTCATTTATATTTTCTTGAGAAGAAAATCTTATAAACATATCGTCTTGTGTAGATTTATCTCCTATAGTTGTTTCAGTTCCAAAAAATACTAAGTGTCTATCTGGAGTTGATACTAACATATCTCTTGACGCCGTAGGTGCTCCTGTAATAATTGTAGCTCTTGTACCTGTGGCATTAGTTAAATCAGAATCCCATTCAAAACATTCACCATTAAAAATTAAAGCAATCAATGTACTACCTAAATTGTCCAAGGACCATAGACCNGGTTCAGCTACAGTATCCGTGTCNGCTGATGATTGACCCCAACCAGAAAAATCACTGTAGTTTGTAACGGTAGCTCCTGTGTTATGAAGAGCATTTGCTGTCCCCCTAACGTTTCTAGTTATCCCTGTTAAAGTATTTGTTGCTACGTTAACTCCTGTATAAGAAATTTCTTCTGTGCCTACTTGTATAAAATTAGTTCCAGTTGTTGGAAAATTTAATACAGATGTTAAAATAATACTAGTTCCTGTTCCACCTGTTCCTGCTGAGTTAGCAGACAAAGCTCCATTTAAAGTTGTTGTCTGAGGAGCTGTTGATGTTCCACCAAATTGAGATATACCCCATCCAAAAACCCCAACTTGTTCTGCTGGACCTACGTGATAGTATTGAAAAAAAGTTATACTTCCAGAAGTAGTAGCACCAGACCCTGTTTCATTACTAGGCATTGTAATAGTAATAGTTGTTGCATTTGGTACACTGGTTACCATAAATTTTTTATCAGCAAAATCCGAAACTCCAAAATTAGAATTAGTAATTGCACTAAAGGTAGATGCATCTCCAAATAAAATAATGTCTCCAGCTTCAAAAGTATGATTACCTCCAAAAGTTATGGTAACGGTTGGTGATCCGTTAACCGTGCTAAACGCACTTGTAATAGCTGTACCGGATGGATTAACTAAAGGATGTATGTCGTAGAAAACTTCTCCTGAATATGCATATAAAATTCTATTGGTTCCAATAACAGCATATTTAATACCTTGTTTATTTACCATGTGATGTAAACCTCTAGCTGCGCCAGTTAGTTTACTATCACCTAATTGATTCCAGCCGCCTATTTTTTCCGGAGTACCGTATCTAAAACGTACATTAGTACCGCCGGTCCATTGCGACTCGGCTCCTGTAGACGTAACTTGTTTATTAAATCCTGGTAAAAAACCTAGTTTTTGTAACATATATAAACCTTATAGCTAAAATTATTTTCTTAGCAATATTGATTAAACTATCATATAATGATATATTTCCAACCATAAAGTATGAATTTATATAAAGAGCACAGTAATTTTCTGTCTAAAGATAGTAGAAATTTTATAGATAATGTCTTATTGGGAGATAAATTTCCTTTTTTTCAAATTCCTTCAACAGGATCTTTGGGAAAAAACATAAAAGATGGTTTATTTAATCACTTAGTTTTACCTAGACCTGAAGACAGAAGTATTACAGAGAGTATAACATCAGGGTTCCATGAGCCAACTGTAAAAATTTTAAATGAATTTTCACAAGCCGTAAAAATAAAACCTTATTTTTATTTAAGAATTTCTTATAATTTAACATATCCCAATGGTTTTGAAAAAAGCGGTATACATAGAGACCATGACTATGATTACAAACAAATTATCATATATCTTAATGATATGGAAGATAAGGAATCTAAAACAGTAATTTTAAAAAATAAAAAAATTATTAAAGAAATAAAACCTAAACAATACAAAGGAGTGTGTTTTGATAAGTCAGAACATTTTAACTACAACCCTAAAGTAGGTAAAAGACTTGTATTGATAGGTACATTTATTTAAATTATATTTTATGAAAATTAAAAATTGGTTTTGGTATTTTGAAGAAGCTTTATCTAAAAAATTTTGTGAAGAATTAATTAAGTATGGAAATCAAAAAGAAGAAAAATTAGCTTTGACAGGTAATTTTACTGATGAAAAAAAAATGTCAAAAAAACAATTAAAAGATTTAAAGAAAAAAAGAAATTCTAATGTTGTATGGATAAACGAATGGTGGGTATTAAAACATATACTTCCTTATATACATTCAGCCAATAAATCTTCTGGTTGGAATTTTGATTGGGATAGTAGCGAAGATTGTCAATTTACAAAATATAAAGAAGGACAGTTTTATGACTGGCATCAAGATTCATTTAATGGCGCTTATAACAATCCAGATAATATTAAGTTACATAATAAAATTAGAAAGTTATCAGTAACGTGTTCTTTATCTAATCCAGATACTTATAAAGGTGGGGAATTAGAATTTTATCAAGGTGATCCTGTAAACAGTAGAAAAAAAAATGTAATTAAAGTTCCCGAAATAGTAAAACAAGGTTCTATTATTGTATTTCCTTCTTTTATGTGGCATAGAGTAAAACCAATTATAAAAGGTACGAGATATTCTTTAGTAATTTGGAATCTAGGAAAGGAGTTTAAATAATGAGTTTTAAAAATAAAAAATATTTAGTTGTTAAAAATGCTGTATCAAAAGAATTAGCTATTTTTATTTATAATTATTTTTTAATGAAAAGAAATGTGGCTGATATTTTATTTAAAAAAAAATATATATCTCCCTTTGAAAGTATGTTTGGAACTTGGAGTGATGATCAAGTACCAGAAACCTATTCTCACTATGCGGATACGGCAATGGAAACTTTATTATTAATGCTTAATGATTTGATGAATAAAAAAACTAAATTAAATTTATATCCTACTTATTCATATGCAAGAATTTATAAAAAAAGTGATGAACTTAAAAGACATAAAGATAGATTCAGTTGTGAAATATCTACAACTATGAATTTAGGTGGGGATGCTTGGCCAATTTATTTAGAGCCTTCTGGAAAAAAAAATAAAAAGGGTAAAAAAATTATTTTAAATCCCGGTGACATGTTAATATATAAAGGCATGGAATTAGAACATTGGAGAGAACCTTTTGAAGGTGTAGATTGTGCTCAAGTTTTTTTACATTACAATAATTCAAAAACAGATGGTTCGGATAAAAATATTTATGACAACAGAGAAACATTAGGTTTACCAGACTGGTTTAAAAAAAAATGAAAGATTTATTCTTAGGTATAAAACAAGATAAACGTTGTATTTCTTTAAAAGAAAAGAAAAAAATAATTAATCAAATCGATAAGATACCTTATTCTAATACTTATAAGCCAAGTTATCAAAAAGAATTATTTGAATATCATAACAATAAAATTATTTATGAAAATTTAAAATCTAAAATATTTGATTCATTTAAAAAAGCTTGTTGCAATTATTTAAACCATACCCCCAAAAAAATTAACATGAAATCGTGGGTTCATATTACTTGGAACAAACCTAATAAAAAAGCAAACGTGTTTCACTGCCATAATAAAAATAATCCACTAGCATTAAGTGGAATTTTTTATTTACATCTACCTAAAAAATCAGAAAGTACATTTTTTCATTGTGAAGATAAAAAATTTTCTTTACCTAAAAAAGAATTAACTTGGTTTATATTTAAATCAGATTTATATCATGAGCCAGGCAGATGTTTTGACAAGGAGAGTAGATACTGTGTATCTGCAGATTTTTGGATATGATTAATAAAAAAATATTATCGGAAGTAGCTCTTTATTATGGAGAACTTAAAATGCCTGTTAATTTTGAAATAGATAAAAGTGTTTTAATAAAAAATATTTCTTTGTCTAATTTATATGATGATGTAGATTATGCTTTTTCTAGAGAACAAGATAAAATATCTACCTATATAAAAGAATATATGTTTGTTAAACATGGGTATGCATTTGTAAATTTAAATACAACTGGAAATTATTTTGAAAAAAATGAAAAAACAAAACCTTTATTACAAGTAGACCCTGTAGATTTAAAAAATTCAGCGGACTTTGTCTGTCTTTATGGAATAGAAATAGATGATGATTCATGTGAGGTGTGTATTTATTATGATGATAATAGAAGAAAAGGAAGAAGTTGGACTATTAATTTAAAAACAAATAATTTTATAATTTTTCCTAGTACACAATTATATTATATTAATAATGTAAACAACAATTATTTAAACTACGTAGAAACCACAACTTATCAATATAAATAATGGAATCTTTTATTAAACAATACAATATAGATTTAAAACTTTGTGATCAATTAATTAAATATTATAAAAAAAATACCGAATATAAATCTTTAGGAATACATTACAGTGCTGAAACAAAAACTTCTGTTGTCGACAAGAACCATAAAGATTCAATAGATGTTACTTTTTTTAATAACTCTCAAAATAAAACTATAAACAAATATTTTGATATATTGACACAATTAGTTACTGATTATATTAAACACTTTAATTTAAATTACGGCGTAAGAAGTTGTGACTCAGGAACTAACATTCAATTTTACCCTAAAAATGGAGGTTTTAAAACTTGGCATACAGAAAGAAGCAATATTAAAAACTCAAAAAGAGCTTTAGTTTTTATGACTTATTTAAATGATATAAATGATGGGGGTGAAACTGAATTTTTATATCAAAAAATTAAAATTAAACCTAAAAAAGGTTTATCTTTAATATGGCCTACTGATTTTACTCATACCCATAGAGGTATTCCTTCCCCTACTGAAGAAAAAATGATTGTAACAGGTTGGCTTGATTTTGTTTAATTATTGAGTCCAAATATACCAAGGCATTCCATATACATCGTCTGGATGTTGGTCATTTGCATCAACTGGTATTCCTTCATCAGAATAAGATAATAAATCCCATGTTGTATTTGTTTCATTCCATCTATAAAAATGAGTAAGAATATCATAAGTATCACGAGTAGGTTGATCTCCAATCGGTGCTTGCCATCTAGCATCTGTTTCATTTAATACCCAAGATGCATATAGTTTAGGGGGCATAAAAATATTTTTTTCAGGAAACCAAGTATAACCCTTAGCTGCTCCGTTACCTCTAAAAGCTTTTGTGTGATCTCCACTTAAATGTTTATTTTTTCTAGTATGAGTAGAAGTTTGAATCCATTGATTAGCTGGCCAATTATTATGTTGTTCTAAATGAGCCTGTCCTAATGATTCTTGCTCTACTCCATTTTCATCTGTGATAATTTCATTACCTACATGAAGTGTATTTATTACCAAATTATTTTCATCTATTTTTGCAAAATTAGCCATATTATTGAAATTTATACCTTATTATTACTACACCAGGATATCCTGTTGCGTTTCCTGCAGCTCCTCCACCAGTCGTATTTGCACCAGTACCAGTACCAGCAGAACCACCAGATCCTTTGCCGCCACCAGCATAATATCTTAAAGATCCACTTGGTCCGGGAGTTCCAACACCTGAAGCTGTATTAATTGCAGTACCTGCTCCAGCGCCACCATCATTTGATGTTCCGGCTGCTGTTGCTCCGCCACCACCGCCGCTTGGACCATTATATCCTCCAGGGGCAGGGCCTCCTGGATTTCCTTGTGGTGGACTAACTGGAGGAGTATTTCCAGCTCCTGCTGATCCACCTCCACCTGCATCGTTTGAACCCATGCCGCCACCAGATCCTCCTGGATCTCCTGCTTGATCTCCTCCTGAGTTATATGTACCTTTGTAAGTACCTCCTCCACCGCCTCCAGTAGAAGTAATATTTGAAAAAATTGAATCACCACCTGGATTTCTACCTGATCTTGGGGCACCGGCTGCACCTGAACCTACAGTAATTGGAAAAGAAGCT